GTTATTTATTTTGCAAGATGACTTACATATGTAATATGTCAGTCGGATCCTGTAATATAGCAAGAATTTCATCATCATTCAAGAGTCTTAATTCACCGCCATCAATTTTTAATCTTGATCCTGCATAACGAGCAAATATGACCCAGTCACCTTTTTTACACCAAGGGCCTTCTGGAAACTTTATTTGATCCGCATATGCGTCTGGTCCCACAGCAACAACATACCCGCAAACCGTTGCTAACTGCTCTCTTTCTCTGGTTTGATCCGATAATATTATGCCACCTTTACTCCTTTCGGCTCCCATATAAGGTAGTATAAGCACTCGCCAACCCGTAGGTTTAGGCAGTTTTTCTGCTACGGAAGTGTCTATATTTTCTGGATCAAGAAGTTTAGATTCTCTTTTACCATAAATATCTTCTACTTCTTTTTGTTTTTTCTCTATTTCTTTTACTGTTTTTTGTTTTTTTCTGGTTTTAGCCATGTGCGTGGGTAATATTAAATCACTCATCGTTTTTTTCTCCTTTATCTAGTATTTCTTTTATTTCACTTTCTAACTCTTCCAAGCCTCTAAATTTACCAATCATAAAATGATAATCTTTGACTTCTGTAGTAGAACCTTGCATAACATAGTCTGTTATTTGTTGTTTCTTGTCGCGAATAATACGAAGTATTTTTTCGCTTATGTATAATCCATCCATAAATTATGTATATCTTTCTTCATTACATTTTTTTCCTTAAAGTTTTGTAATGTTCTAAAACATTACCAAGACCTGTGTTTGCTCCAGACATTACAACCATTGGCGAACCTCCGCCTGCATATCCTCCACCGTAAACGTCTCCAGATTTATAGGCCTGCATGCCTCCATACATAAAACCAGATCTATCTAAATCATCCATTGCTAATTTGCTGCCTAAATATTCATCTAAAGACATAAAATCGTCTCGTTTTAAATCAAAATAATTTTCTCGCATTTTTTGATCATTAGCAACACTGCCGCCTTCTTGCATAAAAGAAGTTAAAGGAACAGACGCAGGCAGCGCTGTTAATTTATCTACATTGGCTCTAGCCGCAGCAACCTGTGGACCGTAACCATAATCAAAAGTTGGAGTATTTTGCGCTTGTTGAAATGTTTGAGGGTCAAAGGTTATACCAAATCTTTTTTGTAAATCTGTAAGTTGTTGTGATCTAGGCATGACTGTAGGACTTGGACCTATTCCTGCTATACCACGAGCTTGCTCTCCTGCAGAAATCATTGGTGGAACTAACGCTGGCCCAGCGCTAGCAAAATCTCTTCCGCGTCCTTCACCTCTTCTAGTGTCGTCGGGCATTTCAGACGAACCAAATTTTATATTTTTAAATAGGTCTCCTATGCCTGCAAACATTCCTTTTTTTGATTCCGTTTCGGTAGCAGGTTTCTTGCCAAAAGCCCCTACTGCTTTCATAAGAAGATTGCCGGGTGTAGGAAGTTTTTTATAAAGATCTTTTATGTTATTAATATCTCTTTTAAACTCAGGCCGAGTCGCTTGAAATCTTAGAGAGTCTCCGAGGCTCATGCCCGTAGTTTCGTTTCTTTTTTGTGCCCTATTAAAAGCAGCTTGCACACCTAGTCCTAAATTCTTAGCATTGATACCACCATATCCTGCTATTGCAGAAGTATCTGATCTTTTAGAAGGTGAGTAGCCAGAGAATCTTGCTTTTTGTGCGTCAACCGCCGCTTGATTAGCTTTGTATGCTTCGTTTCTAGATTTAAATTTACCTGCATTTGTATCAGCAATTGATTTTCTACCAATTGCTGCTGCCACATCTTGTGGTGAAAACATGCCGGGGTTTCTCATTTTCTTTTTATCTAAACTTGAAACACTTTTTGTTTTAGGAGCGTTTGCTTTTCTCATTGCACCTGCTAATTTACCTGAATACTTAGTGCCCAATTTATTCATACGTTGGGCTTTGGTGCCTAAGTTTGTATTTACTTTTGCTTTATCTCTTGCACTAGCCGCTGCTTTATTTGCTTTTGCTTTTGCTCTACTTGCTGCTTGTGATTTAGTAGCAGTTCTTTGACTCATTCTAGATCTTGAACGTGCCGCTGAACGTGATTTAGACTTAGCACGTGATCTTGCTCCTCTCACTGATCCAGCTCTAGCTGATCCTCTGCCTTTGCTTCTACCTCTACTTCTGCTGCCTCGTCCTCTGCCTCTGCTGCCACCACCACGTCTGCCGCCACCGCTGCGTCCACCGCTGCGTCCACCGCGACCGCGACCTCTACTGCCGCCACCACGTCTAAAGCCTTCGCGTTCTTCGTCTTCTGCTGGGTTACCTATATATACTGATTTTTCTGCCATTAAATATCTCTGAATGTTTGACTTACATTTTTAGTTATTTCTTCAGCTTTGTCCAGCGTCTTTTGTTGTCCTTCTCTGTCCATTTTCTCTATGGCAATAGCTGATCGCAGAGCTGTAGCTGAATTTTGTTGGTCTATCTTCTCTTTATCAATCTTTTCTTTAGCCTCAGCCTTGTCTTTTTCAAAGGCTAGTTTCGCTCTAGCTTCGTCTTCTTTTCTTTTGTTCTCTTCTTCTCTAATCTCAAGTTCTTCTTTTTTAAGTTCTACAAGAGGATCATCTTGAGCTGCTGTCAACATATCGTCTATGTTTTCCATATATTCTGTAATTAGTTGAGCTTGTAACTTAGCCACATCATTTTGCATTTCCATCATCATTTGTTGCTGCATCATCTGCTGTTGT